ATAACGGATAGGCCGCCGACCGAAGAAGATGCGGATAAGGGGGGGTGGGTGCAGGCCTGGGATAAACACGGCCACATAGATCTAGTTGACTATAGGCACACCAATGGACTCCCCTGGCTCCACACCCCCAGCTGGCGTCCAGTAGAGCCCGAGCCCACGCTGAAGCAGAAGGCACTGGAGATTCTGTTTTGGGACAGCGCCAAAATAGAGATCACCCATGAACAGGTGCTCATCCTCCGCGCCGCCCTGGACCTGATACCGGAGGAGGATTGATGACACGCATCCTTGCGATAGACCCAGGGCCCATCGAATCAGGATGGGTCAGGTATAACCCAGACGACCCTGGATACATCATTGAGTTTGGGATCATGGAAAACCGCGAACTTAAGCACATGGTGCGGGGTGCGTCTCGTCACGCATTCCCCTACGTACTTGCAATCGAAATGATTGCCGGTTACGGGCTCAAAGTAGGCAGCGAGGTCTTTGAAACTTGTCTATGGGCTGGCAGGTTCGAAGAAGCATTTGACCCCGGCAAGGATTCCCTGCGCTGCTATCGCAAGGACATCTGCGAGTACCTCTGTGACAACAGAAATGCCGGTGACCCTTGGGTCAAGAAGGCCCTAATCGACAGATTCGGACCACCCGGCACCAAAGGCAGCCCAGGCCGCACCTATGGCGTTAAGGGCCATGTGTGGGCAGCCCTGGCCGTAGCGGTCTACGCCGCTGATCAATTAACCAAAACCAATCACCCGACATGACAACAACAGAAGCGCCAGCAGCGGTTGACGCCCTGGCCATTGTGGCGCCGACCACCGTTATCACCCAGTACGAAGTGCTGATAGATGACATCAAGGAGGCCAGGGCCAAGGCCGCCAAAATGGCTTTTGACCTGACCGACAAGAAGGGCATTGCCGCCGCTAAGTCCTATGTCTTCAGCCTCAGAAGGCTGAACGGTCGAATTAGCGATGCGCACAGGGAGGCCAAGTTCGAAACCCTGGAGCGGGGCAAGGCCATTGACCGCGTGAAGAACGTTTTACGGGAGCAGGTGGCTGCACTCATTCAGCCGCACCAGGACGCCTTGGATGCCATCGCAAAGGCGGAAGCCGAGCGGGTGGCAAAGCACCGGCTGTGGATTACAACAGTTCAGGACTTGGCGCGGGTGCCGTTTGGTTCTGACTCAAAAGGCATCAAGGAAATGATGCTGGAGTTGGACCCGTACGAGCAGTCCGTGGATCTGCTGGAAGAGTTCACCCTTGAAGGCAAGGCAGCGCTGGTGGACACCACGCGAGTTCTGAGGAAGGCACACACCAAAGCCTTGACCGAGGAAGCCGCTGCCGCCGAGCTGGCCCGGTTGCGCGAGGAGGCCCGGCTCCAGGCCGAGAAGGATGCCGCTGCCAAGGCGGCCAAGGAGGCCGAGAATCCCGCTGCCGAGGTGGCACGCAAGGCGCAGGAGGCGGCCGATGCAGCGGCGCTGCAAGTGATCGAGGAAGCCGAGCAGAAGGTGGCGCCAGCCCAGGCTGAAGCCGCAGCGGCAACCCGAAGGGCACTGGATGCTGAGGCCGTTGCCGATCTGCTGCAGTCGGAGTCGCTGCTGGAGATCAAGCCGGCGGAGGTTTCCAGCACGCTGGGGGATGGGATGGTATTGCTTGACAAGGGTTCTGGCCGCATGGACTTTGGCATGGCCCTCTTAGGCGGCTTCCCCACGCCCCGGCAAACCGCCGCAGCTCCCGCAACCGACGCCGAGGCCGCGGCGCTTGTCGATGCCCAGATCGCCCTACGCCTCGAACTGATGCAAGCCCTGTCCGGCCGTACCCGCGCCGAGGTAGCCGATGCCTTGATCGACGGCACCCTGCACCATGCAGTTCAGGTCAACTGGGCCGCAATGGCGCCAGGGGGGCAGGGATGACACTTGCTCTCAGCATTCGCCAGCCATGGGCCAGTTTGGTCATTCATGGCGGCAAAAACATAGAGAACCGTACCTGGTGGACAGATGTACGAGGCCCCATCTTGATCCATGCCGCTAAAGGCATGACAAGAAAGGAATACGAATTGGCCATGGAATGCGCGTCAAGAGCTGATCACCGCCGCGTCAGTCGCCTCATCGCAACCGGCTTTTCATTCGACGAGGTGCCTCGTGGCGGGATCATTGGCAGCGTCAACCTTGTTGATTGCGTGCGCTGGTCTCAGTCGCGTTGGTTTGTGGGGCCTATTGGGTTTGCTTTTCGCGACCCCAAGCCATTCCTTGCAAAAGACTTCATCCCGTACAAGGGCCAACTTGGCTTCTTTGATGTGCCGGACGTGCTGCCATGACACAGGACAACATCTTAATCTTTTGTTTCTTCACCGGCATCATTGCCGCCATTGTTAACGACATTCTTAGGAGCATGTAAATGGACCCAATCGCTGCTGCTTGCCTTCTTGGATTAATATGGATTCTGTTCGCTGCCAAAAGCGCGAGGCTCTGATGAAGAAATTACTTTTCTCCGTCTGGAGCATGGTCATCCTGGCCTGGGCCTGCTGGCTGGTGGTGTCCTGATGCAAACAACAAACTGCCCGCATTGCGGCGGGGAGATCGAGGTAACCCTGCCGTCCAGGCGGTCACGCAAGCCGGCTGCTTTCTGGGAAATCACCATGGAAGATGCCATGCCCTACCTAGGGGCCCACGGCACCGACTTGCTGCCCATCCCTGCTGACATCAGCCTGTCGGTTTTGGAGTGGTGGAACGTGGCTCGCCGCAACCGCCACGGCAGAAACGCCGCTTGGACACAGCAGGCATTCAAGCTGTCCTGCCGCAATTTGGGCAGGCTGCCTCACTGGCAACAGCGCCTACTGATTGATGAAGCCGTTGCTGCCGGCTGGATGAAGCTCGACGTCTCCTATGTCGAGAAGGAAATTCAGCGACTGACGCGGGAGCAACAGCAACGGCAGCGGTCGCATGGCCCCCAGTCGTCACAGCTGCAGGCGGCGCTGACCTTGATCGAAGGGGGCCTTTATGGAGTCGATTGATTTTGCGGCGCTCCCTTTCGGCGCGGCCAAAGCGGTGCCACCTGCTCCCCTGCCGGAAGGGAGCGTCGCCGCAAATTGGTTCTTCACGTGCGTTGAGATGATCTGGGCCCACCTGCGGATCAAGGAGTCCGACCGCTGGGCGCCAGCGGTTGCCCTGGTAATGCACCGCTCTTTTGTCGAGCTGTTCCCCGAGGTCAGCGCCAAGCAGTTGGTCTGGGCCACGAACCAGTGGATGCAGTCCACCGCCGGCAAGGAGTTTGTCAGGTTTCCCGGTTGGCGGGAGCTGATGGCCCCGTTGTACCGATGCGACGAGAAGGGCCTTGCCGTCAGGACCTGGGGGTTCCGCCCCGAGCTGCCCCCAGGGCTGCAGCCAACACCGGCACAGCTGGCCCTGATGCCAGCTAGGTGGCACGCCCATGACCCGCAGGCCGTGATAGCCGCAGGGCCCGACGGTCTGCCGATGCTGGCGTCCACCGGCCCACGGCAGCCGTTGCCATTGCCCGGCGAAGAGCGGCGGCTGCTTCCACCTTCACTTTCACCCGAGGAAACGCTGTGAGCGCATACGGAATCACCGACGAAGAGCTTGATGAGCTAAAGGAGAAAATCGCCGACGACGCCTCGCTGATGCGGGAGCTAATCAGCCTGAGAGGGGGTTGCTCTTGCCACATAAACCCGCCATGCGGGGCGTGCTCTTCTCCGCTGACGAGGGAAGAGGTCCTTGACCTTGGCCTTCTCTTACTGCCCCCCAGCAATGCAGACCCCTGACCCCCCTGGCCGCCGGGAGACCATCGACCGCATGGCTGGCCCTGCCTACGGGTGGAATGTCATCACGGCCAAGGGGGAAGTCGTCACCATCCGGGTGTACGACCTGGAGAGATACAAACGGCATGGCCCGTATCAATGGCTCAATCGAAACCCACAACTGTTATGAGCGTCACGTACGAACAACTCTTGTACGCAAGGGTTGGCGATCAAGCCACGCTAAACACTGGCGAGCTTTTCACTGTTACAGAAGCTCCTAGCCATGACCGCGTTGTGTATCCAAGAATAGCGCTAAGCGATGGCAGAATTTATTACAGTGGCGAAAATGATGAATTTGGATTAACTATTGAACGACTAACCCCCGACCGCACACCCAACCCCTTCGAGTGACAAATGTCCCGCATCCTGATTGACACCGAAGGCTTCTTGGTGCCTGCCGCCAAGGCCGCTGAGTACAGCTATGAATGGGAGCCAGGCAACTGGCGTATCGGCTGCCGCCATGATGAGGCGATGGCCTACTTCATGGACAAGCTGGCCGACATTCGAGACATTGACCCCAGCCTGCCGATAACCCTGTGCTTCAGCGCCGCACGCAGTTTCCGCTACGGCATCTGGTCGGAGTACAAAAGCAACCGGAAGTCTGAACAGAAGGTCCCCGGTTGGCCCGACCTGGTGGCAGCGGTCAAGCGGTTGGCCATCAGTTCGGGGTGGGACGTTGTCACCCTGGAGAACGTGGAGGCCGACGATGCCCTGGGCCTCCTGGCCGGCCCTGACGACTTCATGGCCAGCGTGGACAAGGATCTGTTGACGGTGCCAGGCAAGCACCTGCGGAATGGGGAACTTGTCATCCAGTCCGTGGCTGAAGCCGATCGGTGTTTCCTTATTCAGGCGCTTGTTGGCGACCGGTCGGACCACTACCCCGGCTGCCCTGGTATCGGGGAGAAGAAGGCGGAGACCTTGCTGGCTTCCTCTGATTGGATCCCGCACTGGCACTTCATGTGGGAGCGCGTGCTTGCGGCCTTCCTGAAGGCAGGCCTGTCCAAGGACCAGGCCTTAGCCCAGGCCCGGTGTGCCCGCATCCTGCGGCCCGGTGAATACGACTTTGAAACTCAGACCCCCAGATTGTGGACGCCATGAACCTCCCCTCTAACAGGGTTCTCCTGAAGGATTTGACTGAAGTTGTCAAGCCCAAGCCCGCCGCCCAACCGCAGACACACGATTACACGTGCCGTTACTACGGCCACGACTACAGCATTCGTCAGGTAGCAGACGGCGAAACGCGCCTGCGCATGACGGGCTGGGGGGTTGGCATTGTTGCCGGCGATTACCTGATTTTGCGGAACGGCGACGGGACGACGCGCTACCAAGTGGAGCAGATCGACTATTGCAACGACCCGCGAGATATGTGGTTTGCCGATGTGGCGTTTGCGCCGCGACAGGCTGTTTCTTAGGAGGCCTTAGACTCCCTGGGAACACTGCACCCCTGTAATGCAGTCTCTTGTCTCCCCAGGATTACTGGCCCGCCTGACGGAGAGTTTCCCTGCTGACATCGTTGGCATGGCCAACAAGTCTCCCGACCAGCGGGCCCAGATCATTGGGGAGCAGCGGGTGGTAGAGACCATCCGCCAGTGGGCCACCGAGCAAGACCCGTTGCTGGACATCTGATGTGCGGCGGTCGCAAGCCACCTACTCCCACCATCACCCAACCCGACTACGGCAAGTACAACCAGCTGGCTGACACTCAGCTCCGGTTGATGCAGATGCAGCAGTCGTCCAAGGTGATGGCGGCCCAGCAGGGGATCAACACTGCAACCCTGCAGCAACAGGCGGTGATGGGGCAGTTGCGCGATGCCCGCATGGAGCAGGCGCAGAACACTGCCGCAACTGCTGGTCGGTTGGCGGCATTGATCGGGGCGCCGGTCCCCGAGCGCAGCGCCAAGGCGCCCACCTTGGGCGACAACCGCACCGGCATGACCCGGCCAACGGGCAGCCGCGGGCTGCGGATTGATCGGCAGCAAACGTTATCCCTGGGGCAGTAGCCATGTGTGCAGCACGCGATCTCGCAAAGGCGATGGGCGCCAAGTCAAAGAAAAAGGCGGACCCCATGGCGCAGCAGCAGGAGGATGCCATGAAGAGCATCAACAAGCAAAACCGGGAACTGGTCGATCAACTGCGGGCCCAATCCGAAATGATCGCCAACGACACAGCGGCACGACAGCGCGAACTGGAGGCGGCCAGGGCCCCCGGTCAAACCCTCGTCAATGCCAACCCCTACACCGTGTCCCTGGGGCAGGGCACCGCTGGGGCAGGGCGGGAGCAGACCACGGCGGTTACTGCGCCCAAGAAGAAGCCGGGCCAGAGGCTCAGTCTGACCGCTGACATCAACCTTGCAGGCGTCGGCCTGAACCTGGGGATCTGATGGAACGCGGAGACAGCGGCGTCGATTCGATCTCTGAAATCCAGGGACTGAAAAAGGGGCGGGCGGAGGTCAGGTACAACCAGCTGCGCACCTATCGGGATACTTGGCTGGAGCGGGCACGCAGGGCGGCGCGGCTCACGATTCCATTCCTGATTCCTGACTCAGACGAGATCCTGACCGAGGCGGCCCAGGAGCGGCAACTGCCGTACAACGGCATTGGGGCGCTGGGGGTCAACAACCTATGCAGCCGGCTACTACTGGCCCTGCTGCCGCTAAGTGGGTTGATCCGCTTGACGAAGGACGAGGTAGCGCAGGCGAGAGAGGACGCTATGGCCGTCGCAGAGGGCGCGACGGAAGAGGACCTTGCGGCCCAGAAGATCGAAATTGAGAAAACACTGGCTCTTCTGGATCGAGCTATTGAGCGCACCCTCTCCACCGGCAGCGATCGGGTCAAGCTGTTTGAAGGGCTGATGCACTTAATTGTCGGCGGCAACGCAATGTTGTATCGCTCGGCCACCGCGATGAAGTGCTTTCACCTCAACAAGTATGTGTTGTTGCGGGATCCGATGGGTCAGCCGGTGGAGGCCGTCGCTTGCGAAACCTATCTCTATGCCTCCCTGAACCCAAAGCTCAAGGCGGTTCTGGATGAGGCCGACAAGCTGCGCGGCGCTTGGCAGGACGACGCCGACACCACCCGCAGGGACAACCGGCGGATCAAGGTTTTCACCCACATCAAATGGCAGCCGGGGCCTGAGGGCTCCCCGGGCAGGGTGACATGGCGCCAGGAGGTTGGGGGCTACATCGTCCCCCAAACCGATGGGAGCGAGCCAGCCGACGCCAGCCCGTGGATGCCGCTGAGGCTGTACACGATCGACGGCGACAGTTACGGCCCCGGCTATGTCGAGTGGTGTGCCCTGGCCGACCTGTCCAACATTGACGGCATCAGCCAGGCGGTGCTCGAAGGCAGCGCGGCTGCAGCGCGCCAGATCGTTGGCCGCAAGCCATCGGCAATCACGAGCAAGGAGGCCTACGCCAAGGCGCCCAACCTATCGGTGATTGACGCGCAGCCTCAGGACTTCTTCCCGATTGAGACCAGCAGCGTCCGCGACTTGGAGGTGGCAGAGAGGAAAGAGACGCGACTGGAAGAGCGGCTATCCAGGATCTTTCTGCTGTTCAACGCCCGAGACTCGGAACGCACTACGCGAGAGGAGATCAAGGAGGACATCAACCAGATCGAGCAGATGCTGGGCTCCATCTACAGCATCCTGACCGTCGAGTTTCAGTACCCCCATGCCCGCAGGATCGTTTCGGTCATGCGCAAAACCAACGAGCTACCAGACCTGCCTGGCGTTGAGCCGCTGATCAATGTTGGCCTAGCTGCACTGGGCCGCCAGTCCGATGTTGAACGCCTTAACCAGTTCGCCATGCTTGGCCTACAGGCCATGCCGCAGGAGTTCAGCGCCTTGGTTGATGGCGCCTCATACCTAAGGGAGCTGGCGACCGGGGTAGGCGTGAATCCCCTGCTGGTCAAGTCCGACAAGCGGATCAAAGAGGAGCAGGCTGCCGCGATGGAGGCCCAGCAGCAGCAGCAGTTGATCCAGGCCGGCATGGGGGACCCCCAGAAGCTGGCCAATGCCGGCATGGCCGTGCAGCAAATGGCCGAGGGGCCCCCTCCTGACGGCCAGCCCCAACAACCCACTTCGCCCGAGATGCAGCCATGACCACTGAAGCCACGCCCCCCAAGACCATTGACCAGATCAATGCGCCGGCTGAGCTGAAGGCCTTGGTCGATCCCGCCTCCCCCAGGCAGGCCAGCATCCTGGACAAGTTCCTAGATGAGCAGGGCATCCCCAACCGCGAGGAGGTCGAGGGCGAGGAGGCGTCCGCCGCACCCGAGGCCAAGCCGGCGAAGATGGCTGGCAAATTCAACAACGCCGCAGAGCTGGAGAAGGCGTACCTGGAGCTGGAGCGCAAGCAAAGCCAGCGCAGCGAGAAGACCGAGGCCCCGGCCGCCGCTGAGATCGAGGCGTACACCCCCGAGCGCGGCGCCGAGGTCTATGGCGAGGCCCTGGCCGCCAGGTTCCAAGAAGCCGAGGTCAACCCATTTGAAATGGCCGCCAAGTTCGAGGCCGGCGAGGACGTCTCCGCCTACGTGGATGCCCTGGCCGACAAGGGCGGGCTGCCCAGGGCATTGGTCGAAACCTATCTAGCCGGCGTCAAACCAGCCGAGGCAGCAGCACCGGCCGCCGGCAGCTTGAACGATCAGCCCGAGGTGGTGGCGGCCCTGCGCCAGTCGGTCGGCGGTGATGCCGCCTTCGACAGGCTGAGCCAATGGGCCCAGGCCAACCTGGCGCCAGAGGAGAAGAGCGCCTACCAGCAGGCACTGGATACCGGCAATCTGCTGGCGGTGCAGTTTGCGCTGCAGGCATTCCAGGCCCGCGCCGGCACTGCTCCCAAGGAGCCGGAATACCTGGGGGGCGGGACGCAGGCCAGCGAGCCAGCTGATGTCTACGAGACACAGGCGGACTGGAGAAAGGACCGCTATGCCACGGACAGCGATGGCAACGAGCTGTATCTGAAAGACGAAGCCTATCAGCGGCGCATTGAGGCCAGGTTCGCCAGAACGAAGAGAGCCAAGAAGTGGTAGTGTTTGGGTGGATTACTCCACCCTTGTAGCTATCTAGCCGGCTGCGGCCGACAACTTGATTAGCGGAAGGCGATGGGTTCCAAAAGAACTTCATTTCCGCAATCACAATGTCCGCAGACGCACTTGCGCTGTCCAGACTTGGGCAGCAAAGGGGCACCGGCTCGGTCGATGCCCTGTTTCTTGACCTTGGCAGCGATGAGCTGCTGAGAGCCTTCGACAAGAAAAAGATTCTCAGCTCCACAGTCAAGGAACAGACGATCAAGGGCGGTCGCTCGATGCGCTTCATCGTGACCGGCCGGCGCCAGGCTGACTATCACGTCCCCGGTACGCCGATGGATGGGACCGAGAACAGCCCGTCCGACATCAACAGCCGGATCCTGTATCTCGACGGCCTGATGAAGGCGACCGAGACCATCTACGAACTAGACGAGTTGAAGGAGTCCCCGGCCACCAGGGCGGAAATCATGCACCAGCTCGGCCAGGCGTTGGCCGATCAGCGCGAGATGCGGATCGCCCGCGTGTTGTTCGGTGCCGCAAGCACCACCACAGAGATCCTGGCCAAGTCGATCAACACCGGCCGCACTGGCGACAAAATCACCCTTTCCGCTGGCTTCGCTGCCGCCAGTAATGAAGCGAAGGGCGATGAGCTTTATGCCGCCATCAAGCAGATGGTGATTCTGAAGCAAAAAAAACACGTCCCCACCGACAACATGCAGGTGGTAGTGACCCCCGAGGTCAATGGCTGGCTACAGGACAGCAAACGAATCATCAATGCCGACTTCAACGGCGGCGGCGCTGGCAACGGCACCGTCCGAAACGTGTTTGCAGGCATGATTTATGGGGTGCCCGTTTACTGGAGCAATTTCATCACCCAGCCTGCATACACCCTGCAGGCCGGGGACAATAGCAACAGCGAGTACGCCCAGGACCTTTCCAAGTGCGTGGCCCTGATCTATCACCGGGAGGCCATGGGAGTTCTGAGCCTCAGGGCTCCCAGGCTCAGAACTACTGATCCCGACGGTGATTACAACAAGGTGTATGAGGCCACGCTGATCACCGCAACCATGGCCATGGGCATGGGCAAGCTCAATCCTGAGTGCGCAGGGGCCATCGTCACCCCCTAAGCTGCAGCCGGAGCACATGGGAGCAGGCCCCGCGTCAAACCGGGGCTTTTTCATGGCTGCCGCTAGGATTGCTCTACAACCTTGCAGCGGCAGCGATGGGGCAGGCGGCCCAGCAACTGAGCCCCAGCCGGACCACGCTTCTGGAAGCGGTCAATATCTGCTTGGCGACGATCGGCGAGGCGCCGGTCAATTCACTGGAGACGCAGCAGGTAGGCGAGGCGGCGGACGCCGAGCGTGCCCTGCTCGAATTTCACAAGGAAGGCCAAGCCCAGGGGTGGAGCTGGAACCGGGAGACCGAGGTGCCCTTCCACCGGGACCCGGATACCGGGGAGCTGACAGTCCCGGCCAACATCGTGCAGTGGGCGCCCAACCGGGTCGAATGGAACGGGCGTTTCCAGTTGCGCGGGGCCCGTGTTTATGACCTGCAAGCCAGGTCTTATGCGATCGGTGAGGCGACGATCTACGCCAACGTCGTCACCCTGCTGTCGTGGGACGAATCCCCCGAGGTCTACAACCGCTGGGCCACCATCCGTGCGGCGCGGGTGTTCGGCAACAGGGCGGTGGGGAACACCACCACCTACCAGCTCACCCAAGCCGATGAAGACAAGGCATGGGCCAACCTGCTGCGGATCGACACTGCGCAGTCGCAACCCAATGCCCTGACCGGCGGCGATTCATGGGCCACATTTCGCCCGCGCCTGGGGGGGGGGGGGCGCCGCGGCAGCGGGCTGGGGGATGGGATCGTTGGCTTCGGGGGGAGCAGG